GGTTCGATAACACTAAAGTACCCAAAACGACTTTATACAGTTGAAATATGATTATGCGCATATTAAATTTTACTCCAAATAAAAAAACCAAGGAAATTAATCCTTAGCTTTCATGAAATATTCTCTTGTATCTTCTTCATGATAAATTTTCATATCATTATTATAAAAAATATTATATTTTAGTACATAAACATTATCGAAAAATTCAAATGGAAAAAATACTAATCCATCATCACCAGATTCTATTTCTTTTAGATCTGCTTTGCCACCAAGTGATTTGATATATTCAATAATCTCTGCAATATTTTCTTTTGTTCGATATGGTTCTAGATCAACGAAATCATCTTGCTCACTATAAGTTTCCAGGAATTCTTTTATTGCTTCTGACATTTTCTCATTCAATATTATCACCTCCTTTAAAAGTCATCCCATATATCTTCTGAAGGTCTTGCGGCAACATTAAATTCTTTTGGTAAAGTAACCCAGTTATTTGAAAATGCTTCTATACTTTCATAAGGACAAGGTAATCCTTTTCCATTTATTTCTTTTATCCAGATAAGACTATTTTTAACATGAGTTTTTAAATCATATATTTCACCGTGGATGTATCCCATTGAATTTGCTCCAATAAATTTAACTTTCATTTTATTATTCCTCCCCAATTCTTTATAAATTAATTATACCGTAGAAAAAGATATAAGTACACTATTATAAAAAATAAAAAAAGACTCAAGAGAGTCTTCTTTAAATAATTTCGTCAATCCATTTTTCATAACTTTTTAAAAATTTATCCATGGCTGCTTTATAATGAAATTCTTTTACTTCATTATCTAATACAAGTTCAAAAATTACATTTGCTTTAGTTGTTTGATTTTTCTTTTTCTTTAACCATTCCCATATATCAGTATTGCATTTGAATTGTACTTCATATTTTCCATATTCTTTTTCTGTAATGATCGCTTGTATTTTACTCATTTTATATCACTCATCTCTTTTTTATTTAATTACCTTATAAATTAATTATACACTAGTTACCATTAAAAGTAAACCCATAAATGAAAAAAACTAGAGAAATTAATCTCTAGCTATTTATTAAATAATTATAATGTTCTTCAGCTGTTGTCATACTTTCAAAAGCTTCTGATTCTCCTTGATCGCTTCTTTCATCTAGGAAATCTTCCACACTTTTTCTATCTGAAAAATCAACTCCATCAACATTTACCGTCCAAATGGATCCATCAGTATATTTCTCATCCATTAGGAAAACTCCTAAACCATCTTTAATCTCAGCTTTTATAAAATTAGTATATGTTATAACTTCATTTAATACTTTTGTATTAATTTTCATTTTACTGGGGACCCCCTTTATTTTTTTAATTCTTTTTCTAGTTTCAATAGAATATCTGTGTACTTGCTGCCACCTTTTTCTAATTCGATAGTTAAAAATTCTTTAAGCTTTACTTTTTCACTTTCTGTAAAAATCATTGCTCTCACTCCTTTTCAATTACTTTCTATATATATATTATACAATGAACATCCATAAAAGTACACATTTATTTTAATTTATTAAAAAAGATACTAACCAATTAAGATTAGTATCTCATTTTTAATTATCTTGTTTCACGTGAACGATTGTTTCTTTTTAATCGATCTTCATTTGTTCTGATCCAACCGATAAGTTGTGTTTCATTTATTAAGTTAATCTCTTCAGCCATAATGAATGTTGTTGTTTTTTTCCAATTAGCGTAGTGTTCATAGATGATTTTATCTCCTATATATATTTTACCTAGTGAATCTTTCTCTATATATTTGAATCTAATTCCTAAACCTTTTAAAACATCTTGTGTTCTTTTCAATCTCATCTGTCATTCTCCTCTGCATTATCTTATTTGCCTTACAAGATAATTATAACATGGATCTCCATAAATGTACACTATAAATGGAAGAAAAACGAAAAGAATTCTATTTATTTAGTTCTGTAAGTCTATCTAAAGTAATATCTTTTAATATGTTGGCGGCTTTAGTTATAGGTTCAGTTTGTAATCGTTCCCATAATTGTTCAACAACATCTATTTCTAAGCTCTTTATTAGCTCGATCATCTTTTCTTCATAATTCATAATCGCACCACTTTCTTAAATAATTTGCTCATCTATATAATTATACATCAAAAATTGTCAAATGTAAATAAATATTGGAAAATTCTTAAAGAATATCCAAATACTGCCTAGCTAATACGGGAGTTATGCACATATATAGTGTAAGCAGTAAAGACGTAATAAGCTCTATTTTTAATCAAGCCCTTTAATAAACAGTAAAGAAGGGGTTAGCAATAGAAAAAGAAAATTGTTTGTGTGAACATTGTAATTCACCGATGGTTTCATACGAAGAAAACGAAGTAATATATTTTGAATGTTCTTATTGTGGTTATACTCCAATAGAATTATTTGAAAGTAGAGGTGATTTAAACAATGAAGAAAATCCTCTGCGGAAGATGTGGTAAATATTACGATTTTAATAAACAATGTTCTTGTTCAGAAAAAAACACAAGAAACGAGTATCAGAAACAATACTATGCGAAAAATAGAGATGTTCAATTACCGTTAATGAGTAGACGCTGGGCTAAAAAACGAAAATTTATTATCAATCGAGATGGCGGTTATTGTCAACGATGCTTTGTAAAATTCAGAGTTATTAATGATGGCAAATTACAAGTCCATCACATCAAGCCACGATCAAAATACCCAGAACTAATGTATGAAGACAGTAATTTAATTACATTATGTCAAACATGCAACCTAGAAATAGGTGTCAAAGAAGAATTAGACTTTAAAAGAGAAATAATTGAAGAAAAAGATTTTAATTTATAAGAAAGGTGGGGAATACAATGGCTAGACCAAGAAAACCCGCCACTTTAAAGCAAGGAAAATCTGAAACAAAGGCTCAATTAGAAGTTAGAGCAGCTGCAGAAGAAATGCTAATTGGGAATACTGACTTATTGCAAGAAGCACCTGAACATTTAGATGATTTAGGACGTGCTTATTATATGTTTTTGATTACTGAACTTGAAATTAGTGGTATATTATCTAATTTGGATATTCCGTTATTAGAGCAAACTGCTGATAGTTTGAGTAAAATGAGACAAGCAGATAAAATTTTGAACGCTGAAGGACTATTAATCTATAATGTAGACAGATATGGTCAAGATCAGATCAAAGAACATCCTGCAGTCGGGACAAAACAAAAATATTTGACACAATTCAGAGCTTTATCTACGCAATTAGGATTAAGTCCTGCTTCCAGAGCACAACTTGCTGGCATGCAAATTGATCAGAAAGCTGATGAAGAAGATCCTTTATTAAGAATTTTACGTGGCGATGACAAATAAATAATTAAATTACTCTAGGTTTTTCTCCGATTTGCCTAGAGTGATTACTTAAAAAAATAAATAATGGCGGTGATTAATTTGATTTCCTCATATGTGACGGAGCATGCAGCTTATCAGTATGCCAATCTAGTGATGGAGGAGCAAATAGTCGCTGGTAAATATATAAAAAAAGCGTGTTCAAAATTTTTAGAAGATATAAATGATGAAGACAGTAAATATTTCTTCGATGGAGAAGAATTAAAAAAAATTACAGATTTAACCAAGCTTATTAATATGGCTAGTGGTTTAAAAGCTGGAACTTCAACACACGATTCGCTTGCAGGTTTTCAATGGTTCTTTTTGGCAAATGCACTTTGCTGGAAACATAAAGATGTTCCTGAAAAAAGACGATTTGAAAAATCAGTATTATTGATTGCAAGAAAATCTGGAAAAAGTTTCTTAGTTGGATTAATATTTATTATTTTACTATTAATTGAACCTGAGTTTTCAGAATTTTATTCGGTAGCCCCGGATAGAGAACTTTCTTCCATCGTAAAAAAAGAAGTTGAACAAACGATCATAGCTTCACCGATGATACAAAAACATTTTAAAGTAACACGAAGTGAAATTCGTTGTCTACTTACTAAATCAAAATTTATTCCTTTAGCAAACTCCGAAAACCGTATGGATGGACGTAAAGCGAACGCTTTCGTTGCCGATGAAATTGGAGCCTTAAGAAATAGATATCCGATTGACGCGATGCAATCATCTCAGATGAACATGGTAAATAGAACGGGTATTTTGATTAGTACAGCATACGAATCTTTAAATAATCCAATGACTGAAGAAGTCGAAATGGCTAAAAAAGTCCTAGATGATATTATTGAAGATGATACTTTATTTGCTTTAATTTATGCACCGGATGATTCTAAAGATTGGCTTTCAGATAAATCTATTTATGAAGCTAATCCTCTTTGTTACGACTTACCTGGAAATATGGATTACTTAAAAAAACAAAGAAAAACAGCAATCGAAATGCCGGCTGCTAAAAAGAATTTCCTAACAAAACATATGAACATATTTGTTGACGGATCTGACGCTGAAGTTTATATAGGCACAGAAGATCTGAAGAAAAATATGATTGAAAATTATGATTGGACAGGAAGAGATGTTTATGTCGGAGTCGATTTATCACAGACTACCGATAATACAGCAATCTCAATGATGACTTATGACTCTGAAAAAGATTGGTATGTAACGAAATCCTGGGCATTTATTCCTGAGGACTCCGTTGATGTGAAATCTAAAGTTGAAAGAGTCGATTATCGAACTATGCAAGAAAATGGATATGTTTTCTTCTGTGGAGATAGAGTTATCAGTCATAGATTTGTTGAAGATTTTGTTTTAGACCTTGAGAAAAAATATGGTGTTAAATTAATCGGAATCGGATATGACAGATATAACGCAATTTCTTCTGCCAATAGATGGTATGAAGCTGGCTATGATACGATAGAAATCAAGCAACATTCTTCTGTTTTGCATGCTCCAACGAAGCTTGTTAAAGAAAGAGTTCTTAAACAAACTTGGAAGTATGAGAAGAATCAACTCTTAGAGTTAAATTTCGCGAATGCGCGTGAAGTCCTGGACACAAACTTGAATGCTTATGTAAACAAGAAAAAGTCTGCAGGAAAAATAGATATGGTTGCCGCAACAATAAATGCAATGGCGCTATGGAATAAGGAACAGGAAGAAACCATGGGATCAGTTTATGATCAACGAGGGTTTATTGCATTATAAAATTTTTATTTTATTAAAATTGATCAGGTTCGGAATACTTACGAGTACCGAGCCATTTTTGAGGTATAGCTCAGTTGGTAGAGCGTCGCACTGTTAATGCGGTTGTCACAGGTTCGAGTCCTGTTTCCTCAGTTAGAGATTTATTCTTTAAATCAGCAGAGTATGGGCTAGTTTGGTAAGTCGCTCGCTTTGGAAGTGAGAAATCGTTGGTTCAAATCCAGCTACTCTGATAGATTTCATGGTTACTAGCTAGCAACACACAAGGCTATGATATAATCATGATTTTGCCTAATTAGCTTAATAGGAAAAGCACCGGTCTTGTAAACCGGCGAAATGAGTTCAAATCTTATATTAGGCATTAAGATATAGAAATACAAATTTGCTATATCGAAACACCAGCTGCGAAATGTAGCTACACGGTTCTGGTGCTTTACGTTAAATGGGTGGAAACACTAACAGCCGAACACAACAATTTAAAAAGCACGAGCGACCTAGCGAAAAGTAGGTATTTTAAAAAAATAAAATCCTTTTATTTGAAGGGAGGACAATACAACTAAATGGGAATATTTGATTTTGCAAAAAGAAAAAATGTTGAGAAGCGCTCTGATGATATAGGATATGGTGGATCATCCACATTTTCTTCATTCTTCGGTGGTGGAACAACTGTAACCGAAAGACAAGCAATGCAAATTCCAGCAGTAGCAGGAATTATTGAATTGATCACGTCTAGTATTTCACAATTACCGATTTATATTTATCAAAAAAATGAAGACGATGAAGTAATTGACGTTGAAGACAAAAGAAACTTTCTACTTAACGGAGAACCAAACAACTCAACAAATGCGCATAACTTTAAAAAAGCAATCGTAAAAGATTATCTTTTTAATGGACAAGCATATGTAAAAGTTGATCGATCAAGAAATGATATTTTAGCTTTATATAATTTACCAGCTAAAAACATAACCATTGAAAAAATACTAATCGATGGATATAAAACAACCGTAAAAATTAAATATAATGGCGGTGGTGAGTCTGTCGAATTGGATCCTGACGATGTAATTATGATTTTTAAAGGAAGTATTGAGGACGACGAACTGTCTGGCATATTAAACACAAACGCCAAAACTCTTCAACTTGCTTTAGATGAACAAAGTTATACAACAGGAATCCTTAAAAACGGTGCCTTACCAATTGGTGTATTGAAAGCAACAAGTAGATTAACTACTCCAGCAATCGAAAGATTAAGAGTGAGTTGGGAAAATCTATATTCTGGTGCTACTAAAGCCGGGAAAACAATTATTCTTGAAGAAGGTTTGGATTACCAACCTATTTCAATGAAACCAAATGAATTGGATTTAACGAATACAAAGAAGACAATTTTATCAGATATTTCACGAGCATTTAATGTTCCAGAATCAATGATAAATGCGGCTGCTAATAAGTACGCAAGTAATGAACAAAATAATATTCATTTCTTACAGTATTGTATTTCGCCAATTATCACGACAATCGAATCAGCGTTCAACAAAACATTATTGCTTGAGAGTGAAAAAGAAAATGGATATTACTTCCATTTCGACACAGCAGCATTATTGAGAACGACTGAAAAAGAAAATATTGAAGCTGCAGTAATGGGAATGGAAAAAGGATTGTTTTCAGTTAATGAAGCACGAACTCGTGTGGATATGCCGAAAATTCCGGTCGATTATCATATGTGGAGTTTAGGAAGTATTTTTTACGATTCAGAAACCGGATTATTTGCAATTCCTAATACAGGAATAGTGATGGATCCTAAAGATCTAACCTCAAAATCAGAAGGAGTTGTTCCTGGTCAAGTTCCAGTAGTACCAGTACAACCTAAAAAAAATACTGATAAAGAGGAGGACACTAAATAATGAATATGGAATTAAGATTTCATGATGCCGCGTTTGTAGCTGAAGAAGATGGAACATTAACCGTTTCTGGTTATGTAAACGAAACAGACACTTACAGTGGTATTCTTGGAACTTCCAAAAAATTCATTGAGCGTATTGCAAAAGGTGCTTTTTCGAAAGCTATTGGCGAACGTACGCATGACATAGATTTTTTGGCAGAGCATGATAAATATAAAATTTTAGCTTCTACTAGAAATAATACTTTAGATCTAATAGAAGATGAACGTGGACTTTTTATGTCCGCAAGAATAGTTCCAACAAGTTTCGGTAAAGATTACTACGAATTAATTAATTCGGGTATCTTGAGAAATATGTCCTTTGGGTTTCGCGTTGTTAAAGACAATTGGAAAGCTCATAAACCAGGATTGTATGAAAGAACTATTACAGCTCTTGAATTGGTTGAGGTTTCTGTTGTAAGAAATCCTGCGTATTCAAGTTCTACAATCGCTGCTCGTGGAATTGATATCATCGAAGATGTTACTGTTCCAGAAGAAGCTGAAAAGGAGAACCGAGATATGGAAAAATTATATGCAGCATTAGCTTCATTAGAATCTAGACTTGGAGAAGTAGTCGACGCAATGAAAGAAACACGTGCGTTGGATGAAACTGAAACAAAGACAGATGAAACTGAAGAGATTAAAGAAACTGAAAAAACTGAAGAAAATTTAGAAACTGAAACCGATGAAACAAAGGTTGAAGAAACTGAAGAAACTAAAGTTGATGAAGAAAATACAGAAGTAATTACAGATGAACAAAAAGAAGAAAAAATTCCTGACGCTGAAGAAGCGGAAGAAATTAAGGACGAAACGAAAGAAGAAAAAACAGATGAAGCCGAAGAAAAAACTGGTGATCAACGCTCTACTGATTTAGTAGATGTATTCTCAGAGTTACGTACTATCTTATCTGAATTACGAGAAAAAGGAGAAATCAATATTGAACCTTAAAGCTATGAAAGAGCAACGAAATATGTTGTTAGACCAAGCAGATTTATTAGTTAAAAATGTTGAAAATGAAAATAGATCTCTTGAAGCTGAAGAACGTACTGAATTCAATAGAATTACAGACGAAGTTCGCTCATTAGATACTGAAATTAAAAATGAAGAAAGCCGTCAATTAGATGGTAAAAAATTAGATAATACGGAGGAAACAAACACTATGGAAAATGAAAAAGAAATTCGTGGTTTAGACCAATTTTTACGTAAACAAGACGGCGAAGAAAAACGTGATTTACAAGTAACTGCTGATGGTGCTGCTGTAATTCCCGAAAATGTTGCAAATACAATCGTTGAAAAAATGGAAGAAACATCTCCAGTTTTCGCAAAAGCTCGTAAATTCCCATCAGTAAACGGTACGTTAAAAATCGCTAAAGAAAATGCACAATCTGCTGCAGGTTTCGTTGGTGAAGGTGCTAACGTTGTTGACTTGTCAATCAACTTAGGTGACGTAACTCTTACTCAAAAACGTGTCGGAGCTGCTATCTCATTATCAAACCAATTGATCAATGATTCTGCTATCAACATTGTTGATTACGCTACAAACTTATTGGCTCGTCGTACTGCTAAAGCTGTTGAGAAATCAATCTTAGTTGGTGCTGGTACTGCTGCTGATGAATTTGCTGGAGTTTTCACTGATGCTGAAATCGAAGCAGTAAATGTTGAAGTTGCTGGAACTGTTAACTTGGATGACTTAAATACTTTATACAATGGCTTACACCCAGAGTATTTAGATAATGCTTCATTCATCATGTCACGTCCTTTCTATAACACGGTTTCAAAATTGAAAGATACTACCGGGCATTACTTTGTCCAAAATGGTGTTGTCAACGGACGTTTAACAAAAACTTTGTTTGGTGCTGAAGTTATCGTTTCTGATGCTATCGTATCTGCTACTGAACCAGTTATTTTTGGTTCAATCGAAGATGCTTACGGAGTAATGGTTAAACGTGGATTTGCTATGCAACACGTTGTTGCTGATACAACTCAAGCTTTACGTGGATCTCAATTGCTTGTATTAGATGGTTACATGGATGGTGCAATTTACAATCCTCAAGCTATCGTGAAATTGGCTGTTGGAACATTAGTTTAATTATAAAAATTTAGGGGAAAGATTAGCTCTTTCTCCTCTCTTTTTTTTAGTTTTAAATGTTTTAATAAAATCATCATTTTATAATAGAAATGAGCTCTGCAAAGGCTGTCACGCCAACGTTTATTTCTTGATTGGAGGTTAATTACATGGTAAAAGTAAGATTTTTAGAATCTGTCTATATCGGTGGTAAAATCAACAGAAGTTTCGCATTTAACGATGAATTTGAGTTAGATCAAGCATTTGCTGAAAGATTACAAACCGTGGGTCGTGTTGACATTCTTAAAGAAGAAAAAGTTGAAGACAAACCCAAAGAAGAAAAGAAAAAAGCTAAAGCTAATAGAAAAGGTGATAAATAATGTTACCTTTGAAAACAATTTTAGTTACTGAATTAACATTAGATAATGTAAAAGAATATTTGAGAGTAGATCATGAAGATGATGATATACTTTTAGAAACAATGCTGGGAGCGGCACAATCTTTCATACAATCTTATTTGAACAGAAAATTTACAGACTTCGAAGAATTACCTGGTGAGTTTACAATTGCTTGTATGGCTCTAGTCGCCCATTGGTATGAACGAAGAGAGATCCAACCGGAAAAAGCTACAAAAGAATTGAATTATGTTTTCGGTGGATTATTGGATATGCACAGAGACTGGAATGCTGTTTCAGCTACGGAAGAGGTGCTCAATGAATCCTGGAAAATTGAATAGAAAAATTGCAATATTAGAAGCTGATCAAACTTCCGATGGAGCAGGTGGTTTTGAAGATATTTTTAACCCGATCAAAACAGTCTGGGGAAATATTAAATCTGTTAATGGTCGTGAGCGTATCTTAGCAAGACAGGCTCAGGCGGAAATTTCTCACAAGGTCACAATTCGATATACTGATGTAGTTAATCATTCCCACGTTCTTTCTTTCAGTGATTCTAAATATAATATTCAATACATCGTAGATGTAAATGATGAACATAAATTTTTAGAACTCGCTATTTTAAGGAGGGATTAATACATGGAAATGACTATTAATGTTGAAGGTGTTGGTGACGTACAAAAAAGTATTGGTGCTTTTGATATGGATAAAAGAAGAGATGCTGGTAAAATTGTAAGAAAAACTACCAACAAAATTGGACGCACTGCACGGAGCTTAGTTCCAGTTTCTCCAGCAAACAGGAAGAAATCAAGCGGTTCTCCTGGTGATCTAAAAGATAGTATTCGAGCAAAATTTTATCACGGAGATTTAGTTTCTGTAACTATTCCGAGATATCCGAAAGGTGCCCATAGATATATCATAGAAAACGGAACTAAATCCAGAAGAAACAAAGCTGGAGCAAACCGTGGACGTGTATCTGCAAAACCATTTATGAAGCCAGCAAAGGATCAACAAATTGGAACATTCAATGCTCAAATGGCTAGTTTATGGGAAAAAGACACAACAACTATTTAATAATGGAGGAAACTGAATGTCAACAAAAATGTTTGAAGTTCAGCAAGCTATTTTCCAACATCTTAGTTTAAATAAAGATCTCACAGATATTGTGACGGGAATATTTGACTTTGTTCCGGAAAAAACTGTTCTTCCTTACGTGACATTTGGCGAAATTCATTCTCAACCACTAACTTCAAAAGTTGAAAATGGTGAAACTGTTATGGTTTCAATTGACGCCTGGAGTGAAACTAAAGGTCGAAAAGAAGTTGCTAAAATTCTATATGAAATAGAAAAGAAATTAGAAACAGAACTTACTGTACCAGGAGTCGAACTCATTTCCCAAAAAATAACAAACAGAAAATCTTGGGAAGAAAGTTATGGACTATTTACTGGTCAGATTGATATTGAAGTAAAAATTATGTGGGAGGAATTATAAATATGGCTATATCAGGCGTAAAAGTAAAAGTATATATTAAAGACACAGCAACAGGACAAGTATTAGGTGGACAACGTGGAGCAACATTAAATCGTTCAGCTGAAACATTGGATGCAACAACAAAAGAATCAGATGGATGGCAAGAAAATGAAGCTGGAATTAAATCATGGGGTATTGACGCCGATGGTATTTTAGTGGAATCAAATGCAGCACATGATATGTTGGAAGAAGCTTTCTTAAATAGCACGAAAGTTACAGCATACATGGAATTACCATCAGGAACTAAATTTGAAGGCGAATGTATTATTGTCGACTTCCCAATTGAAGCTCCATACGATGATTTAGTGACTTATTCACTTACATTAACTGGATCTGGAAAACTAGAAAAAATTATCGCTGACCCGTTTGTTGGATAAACAACGGGTTTCTTTTACTTAATTACTAAAAAAAATAAAAAACAAACCGGAGGAATTTAATTATGAAAGCAGCAGCAATTATTCAAACAGAAAACGACTCATACAAATTTAAAATCAAATATTCAACTTTATGTGACTTACAAGGTCTAGGCGTAGATTTAATGACAGAAAAAGGAAATATTGCATTACAATCAGATCCAAATCAATTCCGTTTAGTATTCTGGAAAGGCTTAGAAGCCGGTGAACTTAAAAAATTCAAAAAAGAAGATGCTTTTGATATCTTCGATACAATCATGGAAGAATTAGGACCAGATGAATTTGCAAAAATTATTCCTAAAGCTCTTGCAATTAAAACAGTACCTGAAGCAGCAAAAAAGTAAGTTCTGGCGAATCAGACGATTCGGAAGCTCTACCAGAATTAACTGCTGATCAATATCTTGAAAATTGTTTCTGTATTGCAATCCTAGATTTAGGAATCACAGAAAAACAATTTTTAGAATTAACTCCTTATGAGTTTTCAATTCTAATAGAGCATATGCAGAAGAATGAAAAATATAAATATAATATGCTTCGAAATACTGTATTTAATGCTGGAGCTAACTTAATGCGAGGTAAAAACTCGAAAGAAGTTCCTCTATTCGATGAATCTTTAAATGGAGAAGTTGAAAACAATGCAGAACAAAATAAAAATGAAAGAGACTTGCTATTCAGTAAAAAACCTGAGTAGCAAATTTTCTTTTTATAAAAAAGAAAGAGGTGAATTAAGATTAGCCTCATAGTAAAAGTTGGAGCGGATACTCGAAGTTTTCAGCGTGAGATGAAGAAATTAACAAAAGACATTTCGTCTGTAACAAAGCAGATGTCCGACATTGGTAAAGGATTAACAAGAAATTTAACAGTTCCCTTATTAGCAGCAGGTGGACTAATGGTAAAAGTTGGTGCCTCATTTGAAGCATCAATGTCAAAACTTAGCTCTGTAACTGGAGCAACAGGAAAAGATTTCGAAGCTCTTTCTGATAAAGCAATGGAAATGGGATCTGACACAAAGTATTCTGCTAAAGAAGCCGCTGACGCGATGACTGAATTAGCAAAAGCTGGTATGAATACAGAACAAACAATAGCAGCAATTCCAGGTGTGCTTTCAATGGCAGCTACAGAAAATATGGAATTGGCAGACGCCGCGGTAATTGTTTCAGCAGCTTTAAATAGCTATAGCATGGAAGCAGATGACGCAGGTCATGTTTCCGATGTTCTTGCAAAGAACTCAAATATGTCTGCCTCAGGTGTATCAAGTTTAGGTGAAGCTTTACGACCAGTTGCTGGATTTGCATCAGAAGTTGGAATGGAATTTGAAACACTAAATGCAGCATTAGGTATTTTATCTAATAATGGTTTAGATGGAGCAATTGCTGGACAAAAAATGAATGCAATTTTGAGAACAATGTCAGCACCTACTAAAAAAGCAAGAGATGCAGCTGAAGAATTAGGATTATCTTTCTTTGATGCAGAAGGAACAATGAAACCATTTCCACAAATATTGGATGAAATTAATGCAGCAACAGCCGATATGGGTGATCAACAAAAAATGACAGCCTTAAAAGTAATGTTTGGAGCAGATTCAATTGCTGCAATGTTACCTCTATTAAGAGAAGGTGGAACTGAACTACAAAAGTACAGTGATGCACTAAAAGATTCCGGTGGATATGCAAACGAAACAGCTGCAGCAATGAATGATAATTTAATCGGTGCTTTAGATGAATTAAGTTCAGGTTTAGAAACTGCTGGTATTGCAATGTATAAAAATATTGGACCATCATTGAAAGAAATTGTTCAAGCTTTAACAGGATTAGTTAACGCTTTCGCTAATTTATCTCCAGAAGCACATAAATTAATAATGGTATTTGGTTTTATTGCAGCAGCAATTGGACCGGCTATGATTATGGCTGCTGGATTAGCTAAAGTATTTGCAAATGTAAAAGCTGCAATGAAATTAGCTAAAGACGCAAAAACTCTTGGAACTGTTTTAACTGCCTTAGCAGGTGGACCAATGGGAGTAATATTTATTGCAATAATGGCACTAGTTGCTGTAATTGTATTTATGATTGCTTATTGGGATGAAGTTGTTGTAGTTGCTAAAAAAGTTGGAGAAGCATTCGTTCAACTTGGTGGTTGGTTAAAGGGAGTCGGAATTGCATTTCTAGGTTTAATGGGAATAGCTACTGGCGACGTTGTAAACGGCTTTGAAAAAGTGAAGGAAAAAATAAAAGGTTTAGGTTCTGTGTTTGATATAATTAAAGGAAAAATGTCAACTTTTGGTACAGCTATTGGAGCTGGTTGGACATCAATTGCTGCTTTTACTTCATCAGCATTTAGCTCAATTATATCATCAGTATCTGGATTCTTTAGTTCAATCTCTTCTGGAACACAAAGTACATTTAGCGGAATGGGCTCACTAATTGGAGGTTTCTTCGGAAATGTTGTAAGTTCAATCAGTGGAGCATTTAGCGGATTATCTGGTGTATTTGGATTTGTATCACAAATAATTGGCACGTACGTTGAAAAAATTATTGGCCAAGTTGGTTCTTTAGTTGAAGGTTTCCAAACCTTAATTTCAACTGGAGATTTTACTCCATTGATTAATGCAATAGCTGCTTTATTCCCAATGATCTTAGGTTTATTTATTGGTGGAACGCCAGGATTAATTTATGCTGGGATAAGATTAATATCAGCAATTGCTGAAGGAATGGGATTAAGCATTCCCGAATTAATCGAACAGGTGACAAATACTATAGTAACTGCAATTGATTCTTTTTCTGCAGCTTTACCAGGGTTTATAGAAGTTGGAACAGCAATGTTGCTTTCTTTAATCGATGGAATAACTGCAGCATTACCAGGAATTATAGAAGCAATTACAGCAGTAATCACAACAATCACAGATGCACTAGTTGTACTGTTACCAATATTAATTGAAACTGGTATGGGAATATTACTTTCATTAATTACTGGGATACTTTCAGTATTACCTAGCTTATTAATGGTTGTAGTTCAAATTATTACCGCATTAGTTACTGCTTTTGTTTCATTATTACCAATGATTTTAGAAATAGGTATTACATTATTAATGGGAATTATCCAAGGTATTGTTTCATTACTTCCTGTGCTATTAACAACAGCTATGACATTGATCACAACTATAATTTCAGGAATTATTTCAGTTCTTCCAACCTTAATTAGTGCGGGTATAACTATAATAACATCTTTAATAGATGTAATAATTAGCTTGATTCCAATGATTATAGAAGTAGGAATTAGTTTATTAATGGCTTTAATTTCAGGAATTATTTCAATAGTTCCAACATTATTAAGTGCAATATTTAGTCTAATGGGAAGCGTATTAAAGACGTTGCTTGCAGCTTTACCACAACTAATTGCTGCTGGTGTAAAAATACTATTAGCTTTAATTAAAGGAATTGTTTCAATAATTCCTGTATTAATTTCAACAGCTCTCCAATTGATTTTTGCAATTATAAAATCTTTAGTTGGAGCTTTACCGCAAATTCTTGCTGCTGGTGTAAAAATCTTAATGGCATTAATTAGAGGTATTGTTCAAATAATTCCTGCGCTTATTAGTGCAATTCTACAAATAGTAGTTGGAATATTGAAAGCATTGATTTCAGCTGTTCCACAAGTATTATCAGCCGGTGTGAAAATGATCCAAGCTTTAATTCGGGGAATTTTATCGATTATTAGTTCTGTAATAGGGGCAGCTGGAAAGATTGGAACATCAATTCTGGATAAACTTAAATCAATTGATTTGGTAGAAGTTGGTAAAAACTTGATTAGAGGTTTATGGAATGGTATTAGTGACATGGGTAGCTGGATCGCTGGAAAAATTGGCGGATTTGCTTCTGGTGTAACTGATTCATTGAAAGACTTCTTCGGGATTCATTCTCCTTCAAGATTATGGAGAGATGAAATCGGGAAAATGTTACCGCAAGGTATGATTGTTGGTATGGAAATGGAAGAAAACGACCTAAAAAATGCTTCCAAGCGTTTAGTTAGTGTTGCTACTCCTGATATGTCTACAACCCTTCCAATATCAACTCAAAGTTCAAAAAATCCAAGTATCGGTCAAAGCGAAGTTCCTACTCCTCAAAATAATGGTTCATTCAATAAATCTGAAGATACGGTTATTGAAGTTCCTGTTATATTGGACGGAAAAGAAATAGCTAGAGTTACCGCACCATACATGGACAAGCAATTACGAGTAAGAAGAGATTCAAAAACTAGATCACAAGGAGGTTGGTAGATTGTTAAACTTTAATGGAATTGACTTGTCGGGAGACATGAGGGTGACGGATATAGTGAGACCTATCTTACCACCTTCTGTCCTCACAACTTCTAAGATCGTCGGTAGACCCGGCGATTTTCTTTATTACAAACAACCTGGAGCTTACACAATTCCGGTTAGTTTTATGATTATTGAAAAAGAACAATCAACTTTAAGACAAAAAGTTAGAGACTTAGCTGAGAAGATTGATACTGATCAACCAGCACCTCTTATTTTTAAAGATGAGCCAGATAAATTTATAAATGCAATTGTTAGTGATAACACAGATCTTTCAGAAATTATGGCATACGGTTCAGGAACAATTAATTTTTATTGTCCTGATCCATTTTGGTATGCAATAGAAGATGACATAATTCTTAGTGAAACTTCAGGAATACTTGAATTCTTTAGAAAAGGTACAGCAGATTCGTTTCCTCTTATAGAAATTAAAGGAAGAAACCCAGATACAATAACTATTGAAAACGATGGTACCTCAATGACTTATACTGGAGAATTAAACGAAGGAGAAACGTTGTATTTAGATACTAATTTGATTACTGCATATGTTGTTGATTCTAGTGGGAACACTCGATCAGTTATGCATGAATTAGACAATCTAGATTTCCCAGTTCTTAAAAAAGGAAATAATTTTTTAGGAATTATTGCAAACGGTTCTTCAACTGTTTCAGATATAAAAATAACTTGTAGATCAAGATGGAAATAGGGAGGGATAAAACAAATGTCAGTAACACCATATTCTGATTTAACAACACAAGATATTCTATCAGCTCATATTTCCGGATTGTCTCATTCAATTAATAAAGTTGAAAAAGTTTTAGATATGAAAACAGAATCTAGCACTTTTAATTTATTGCCAGTAACAAATCAAACAGAAGTTTCTCTTAGATATAGAATCTATGAAGGAAATATTCGAAATTGGTTATCGTTTTCTTTAAGAAGAGACGGGGTTGAAGTTCCTGGAGATGAATATGAAGCTCAATTAGCTTTTGGAGTTATAATCTTTAATTCTCCACAATTACAAACGGCGGTAATTTCTGTAACAGCAACCCATGTAATTTCTGAGTCAAAAAAAATAGAATCCATTGAAACTTCTATTTCAAGTATTTCTGAAAATCAAATAGACGCTGCAGATTATGCAAAAGTGAAAACTGATTTAATTGGAGCCACAACAGATATAGTAAACATTAAAAAAAATGTAACAGCATTAGAAACTAAAGTTGATGGTCTTGGTGATGGTTCATCTTCAGGTGGTGTATCTCTTGAAGATTTAGGTTTAATTAGTTTAAGAAATCCAGAAATAATTTCAAATGTTAGACCTCAATTTGGCGGAGACCCAGGAACGTTTGATACAAGTGGAGTTTTGGTGGGAAGTGTGAATATGGATTCTTTTCCTATTATTATAACAGAAACAACCACATTTTCTAAAATGTCAATCACATTTTCAGCAGGAAGTACTAATGCAAATAGTATTTTAGGAATTTATTCCAACGATCCGGTTAAAACAGCTCCTAATAAATTGATTGCTACTACAGCAAGTTTTAGATATGAAAATACCGTAAAAGAAACTAAAAACGTTTCGTTAACATCTCCTATAACTTTAGAGCCTGGTATTTATTGGTTGACTAGATGGAGTAATGATTCAGTCATGCTTGAAGGACACGTTACCTATCCTACAAAATTCATTTCAATTATCCCACCACATGGTTTATACGAATCAAGTAGAGTAGGCCAAAATAATGGAACGAGTTATGCAATAGGAGTTAGGTCCGGTGCTATTGGTTATGTTAGCGCACTACCTGGTAGTTTCCCAACTCTTAATGGAACAGATGCCTTCTATTTAATACGAGGATCACAAGGAACTATTAAGCTATTAGTATAAAATTGTAATTTTATAATCGACCTGAGTATGTCGTTAAACTACTCAAATATTATAAAAAGAAAAGGATTGATTTATTTATGGCATATACAGATATAACTACACCATGGTTTAATATTGATAGCTACTGTAGAGGTATTTTTAGAACGTGGGACGACGCGACAACAGTTAACGTTATTTTAGAATCTAAGGTCATTGTTCCGGGAATTAGTAATCATAACTGGACCATGGAGTTACGAAGACAGGTAACAAGTATGGTTTGGGAAACTGTGGGAACTAGAAAAGGTTACGTTACTCCAACTAGCCAATCACTTAGAACTTTTACCGATGTAGGTAAAAAGAACACTAGAATGCGAGTAAGAATCACTTTTGATAATGGTCAGGTAGTTCATTCAGGTATTTGGGTTCGCTAATTATTAGATTTTATAATAACTTGAGTAAATTGTAAAACTGATTAAATATTATAAAAAGAATCTGATTAATTCCTGCTCAGCCTCGTACCTGTCAAAGGGTACGGGGTTTTATATTTACTTAAACTTAATATTCATTGATTCTTAAGGGTTGTAGTGAGAACCAGTAAAAATATATTATAAAAGGAGATGAAGAAAATGAATAAATTTAATAATGGATTAAAATTTAACCAATTACTAACAGTTAAATATAATAGTTCAATCTTAAAAACAATTAAACAAATGTACTTAAGAATTGGCGCAAGGCCAATAATTTTAGATCAAGAACAAAAAGCTTTAGGGGTTCTAGAAAACTCCTTTGATATAGAACTAGATCAAGAAGTAAATAGTCTTGATGAATTAGTTTTCTCATTACCTTTTGCAGATAGTAAAAGAGAATTCTTAAAGAACGAGAATATAATTCAGATGTTTGATACTTTATATATCATCAGAGAAGTTTCAATGAAGAAGGGAAGTTCAACGCCTTTAGTAGAAGTTTTTGCTGAAGCATTATGGTATGATCTTCAATTCTCAGATCCTTTAGAAACAAGAGAATTTGATAATGAAACAGCTTATAAAATTATAGAAAATGTTCTTTCTAATACTGATTGGACAATCGGATCTGTAGAGATTCAAACAAGAAGGAATATCTCATTTGATGAAGAAACAGACAACGTTCTTAAGGCTCTTCAAAAAATAAGAAACTTATATGGCGGAGAATTAAAATTTGATACTGTTAATAAAAGAGTAAGCTTATTAAGAAAAGAAGCAAAACATTCTGGAGCTTCCATTGTCTATAAAAAGAATATGGAAGAAATTATAGCAACGTATGATACTAGAAACTTAGTTACAAGATTGTATGCTTATGGAAAAAATGGTCTTACAATTGAGGCAGCCAATAACGGATTGAAGTATGTTGAAAACTATGAATACACAAAAACAAGAAGAGTGAGAACTATAAAAGATGAAAGGTTTACAAATCCTTATCACCTTAAAGAGTATGTAGAAAAACAACTTGATTTGTTGAGTGTTCCAAGTTCCTCTTATTCTGTTACAGCCCAAGACTTATCTACTTTATCCGGAATGTCCCATGAGAAGTTTTATATTGGAAGTATCGTTCGAGTTTATGATAAAGAATTAGGTTTAGATCTTAATACTCAAATCGTAAGTTGGGTTTACAACGTTGCCGAACCTTGGCTAACAAGAATTGAATTAGAAGTCACTTCAAAAAGTTTATCTGAATTATTGGCTGGAGATCAATCTGGAAATGGTTACGCATCTTCTCAAGATTCATTAGATAATCAACAAATAATTGATTTAATGGTATTCAACTATTTACTAAATTCAAGATCAGATGATGGATTTTCTTATTGGAGTAATTCAGGTTGGAATATTGATGTTACAGATGGATATTCAGGAGAAGCTTCATTTAAGACAACAGGTGAACTTGGGAAAAAGAAGGAATTAAAACAAACTGTCTATCCTTCACACCGAGATTCTTATTCAGTATCATTTAGATCAAAATCAAAAGACTTGAAAAAAGGACCGAATGGAAAAGTGGGAATTAATGTAAAAGTTACTTTCCAAGATGGAACAACTGAAAATAAATTCATCCCATTAGCGTAAAGAGGTGTTGAAATATGGTATCTGATTTTAATAGAGGATTGATTGAAACATTCTCTGGAAAAGTTGCTGAAATAGAAATATCTTTAGAAGTAGAAGATTGCACCGGAGAAGTTAACATTACAGACGTGATGCTGCAAGGTGGGCCTATTGTAACTATTTGGACAGGTCATCCATCTGAGTTGAGGTGGCAACATGACTGGTAATGAAAAATGGAATAGGTATATTCATACAGTATATTTAGAAAATAAAAACAAGAAAGTAAAAGAAGTTGAATTTAATTTAATAGGAGAAGACTTTGAAGGAGATGTAAGTTTTACAGACCTACAACTCCAAGAAGGTAAAAAAGTTTCAGGAACAATTCCTGAGACGAGAGAAATACTTGCTCCTGTTGAATTTAATATAGATGAAAATACTTTTTTAAAGACGATTTCTAATCCTGTAAAAAGAGGAAGTCAACCTCAGATTCATCATAATGTTAAGAATAGATTTTTTAATATTATGGGTCGAGGCCATGAAGTAGTATCTATTCCTAACGTTTTTCATGAAGATTATTTTTTTCCTATTGTTACAACGGGTTTAGACATTGAGCTAAGAGCAAAAGAAGATTTTGATTTGTTAAGAATCAGAACTAATAATGGAGATTTAATTGAAGGAAGACAATATTCTGGCTTTCCAGAACTAGAAGATCATCCACTAAATTATAAATACACAAGAGAATTTTATTTTTCTGGTGCAAGAGCTGGTGAATTGATTGAATTAAAAGCTTCAATACATTCAGCCAAAGTTAATAATAAATCTATTCCATTAAAAAAAGGAACAATAAACATTGATGGAACAGAAGTCAAAGCAGACAGACAAAGATTTATGCTAGCCCCGGAAGGTGCTTTCAGAATTGGAATTGAATTTTATAAACAAGTAACGGAGACCTTCGAGACTGAATGGGGCGAAGAAGAAAGAGTAACCTATTTAAAAGATGTTGGTATTGGATTTTACGGTATTGCGGAATTTAATCAATGGAC